TAAGTGGTGAAGAAGTAAAAATTATGTAAATGGAGTTTAAAAGAACAATAACGAGCATTTTTATGGTGCCCACCCTTCAAATACCAAAGGGTGAATTAAAAGAAAATGGTTTTATAAATGCTTTTATTAAAGATGAGGGCAGAGAAGTGCAATATGAAAACTCTGTATATTTATTATTTCGTCCTAATGATATAGACAAATTCAGAGTGTTTTTAGACAGCGAATATGAAAGAACCAAAGCTGTAATTGACGATTATGATTACGATGGATGGTTTGTAGTGGTTGTTTACAAACTGGACGAAGATTTTAAAAGTGATTTTAATTTGATAAAAAAGGGGAAGTATTCAAAAACTTCCCCTAATTTTCAAAAGCTTTTTCCGAAGGTGACAAAAATAGTTAAAAATGGGTTACGTAAAGATGAAATATCTTTACAATATCGTGTTTTTAATAAAACTCCTGATATGGTTAAGTATTGGGAAGACCTTCTTGATGTAGAATTTGATAAAGATCAGGAAGTTTGGCATGCATTTATTGAGGAAGATGAATCTTTAACACTTGAAAAATTAAAGAAATATGTTTAACAATGAACTAGTAACTAAGATGGAACAAAATCTTGGTAAAGAAAAGGTGATTGAATTTGCAGGAATGATTACAGTGATGTATGAAGTTCTTGATAAAGAAAATCCTGGTACAGAAAATGGTTATGAACGTGATTGGTGGGCTGAAAAGCACAAAGAATTATTAAAACAAAAACAAAAGTTATGATTTTAGAATTATTAGAAATGAATCCTCTCTCAGCAGAGAAGGTGAAGACATGGTTTATGCGAAAGATGATGGACTCTATGGAAGAAGAAAATATACCCGAAGAGTTTAAATTTCATATGATTAAAGAAGGAATTAGTTATGAGCAGATTTCTGGCGTAATTGAGAATAATCCTGCAGCTTTATTTGAGTTCTTTGATGCTAATGATTTGATTATCAGCGTTGTATATGATAGAGAGCATAAAGTGTTCAGATATAGAGTGGACCAGAAAGATGTTGTTAATCAACATGAAATAGAAAGTAATGACTTTTCTACAAGGAAAGAAGCAGAAGCTGAGGCTGTAAGTTATTCATTTAAAACCTTGGAGGCTATATTATGCGAGACGAAATAGTTGAGAGGGTGGTAGATAAATTCTATGAGAGGAGTCAAACAGGCATCACCAAGTATGGCACTACATTAGAACAGAATAATAAAGACAATTTCTTCAACCATGCTCTTGAGGAATCTATGGATTTAAGCCTTTATTTGATGAAAATAATGGAAGTGGTTAGATCCACTCCTAATGACCAAGAATTAGGGGCAAAAATAAGGCAAATGGTTATGTAGAATCTTTGTAAATATTTGGAGAATAGGGGGGTGTGATATATATTTGCACCCCTTTATTTTTCAACAAATTAAAACAACAAAATTATGGATGTAGGATTAGAGACATTAAGTTCATTGACCATTTTTAGTAAGTATGCCAAGTTTATACCTGAGCTCCAGAGAAGAGAAACCTGGGAAGAGATTGTAGCTAGGTATGGAAAGATGATGAGTGATAAATATCCCAAGCTAAAAGGTCAGATTGACATTAGTCTTGGATATATTCTTGAGAAGAAGGTGTTGCCTTCTATGAGAGCGTTGCAGTTTGCTGGTCCAGCTGCTGAAGTGAATAATTCACGTATTTATAATTGCTGCTTCCTGCCAATTGACAGCTTACATAGCTTCAGTGAAACTATGTTCTTGCTGTTAGGTGGTACGGGAGTGGGATATTCAGTACAGAAACACCATGTAGCTCAGCTACCAGCTATCAAGAGACAGGACACTTATAAGATGAGAAACTATCTAATTGAGGACTCTATTATGGGATGGGCTGATGCTGTAAAGGTGTTGATGAAGTTTTACTTTGAGGGAGGATATAAGCCCAAATTTGACTTCAGAGCTATTAGGCACAAAGGAGCAAGACTTGTAACAGCAGGTGGTAAAGCGCCTGGTCCTGAACCACTTAAGCTGTGTTTAACACATATTGACGCTATTATGGAGCGTAAAAATGATGGAGAACAGCTTAGCCCCTTAGAATGCCATGATATTCTCTGTCATATAGCTAACAGTGTACTGGCTGGTGGCATCAGAAGATCAGCCATGATTAGCCTGTTTAGTCACGATGATGAGGAGATGATTACATGTAAGTATGGTAATTGGTGGGAGCTGAATGAGCAGAGAGGTAGAGCTAACAACTCAGCTGTATTGTTAAGAGGCTCTATTAGTGAAAAGGAGTTCTTCAGTCTTTGGAAGCGTATAGAGCTCTCTGGAAGTGGAGAACCTGGCATCTATTGGACCAATAACAAAGATTGGGGAAGTAATCCTTGTGTAGAAATAGGACTTAGGCCCTATCAGTTTTGTAACCTTTGCGAGGTGAATGTAAGCAATATTGAAAGCCAAGAAGACCTGAACAATCGTGTTTCTGTAGCTGCTTTCTTTGGAACTCTGCAGGCTGGATTTACAGATTTCCATTATTTACGTCCTATTTGGCAGAAAACTACACAAAAAGATGCTCTTTTAGGAATAGGAATGACAGGTATTGCTAGTGGGGAAGTGTTGAAATACAACCTTGAGGCAGCTGCAAATGTTGCTAGATTGACCAATGTTTTAGTTAGTGACATGACAGGCATTAATGAAGCAGCTCGTGTTACATGTATTAAGCCCTCTGGTACAACCTCCCTGGTGTTAGGTACAGCTAGTGGTATACATGCTTGGCATGCTCCCTACTATCTACGTACAATGCGCTTTGGTAAGAATGAGGACGTAGCTAGTTATTTGATGGTGAATCATCCAGAACTCGTTGAGGATGACCAACTTAGACCAAATGACACAATATGTGTACGCATTCCTGTTAAGGCTCCTGAAGGCTCCATATATAGAACAGAGACAGCCATTGACACTCTTGAGCGTGTAAAGAAGTTTGCTACGCAATGGATTAAAGCAGGACACATTAATGGTGACAATACACATAATGTATCAGCTACAATTTCTATTGATAATGATAGAAAATATACTAAGTCTTCAATAGATGGTTCTTATTATAGAGATGATGAAGTGTATGATCAAACACATGATGAATGGGAAGTTGTAGGACAATGGATGTGGGACAATAAAGAATATTACAATGGTCTCAGTGTATTGCCCTATTTTGGAGGAAATTATGTCCAGGCCCCTTTCGAGGACATAACAGAAGAAGAATACAATAAGAGAATAGCAACATTACATTCTGTTGATTTAACAAATGTTAAAGAGATGGATGATGTTGTTGATTTTGGTGCTATCCAGGCATGTGCTGGTGGTGCATGTGACATAAACATATAACTATGCATGACAATCTTGTACAAAACATAATCAATTCTTTATATATTAGTGTAAAGAATAATAGATGAAATAAAAGTTTTCGTGTTTTTGACTTTAACAATAAAGGCCCCCTATTTCTATAGGGGGCAATTTTTTCAAAACAATTTTGTATATTTACAAAAATCAATAAAATGGCAAAATCAAAAGAAGCTCCAGAGAGCAAAGGAAAATTTCAGGATGCATTAGAGAAATTGAACAAAGCATACGGGGCAGGAACTGTTCTTGCTCTTGACAGTAAGACACAGGGTAATTATGACATTATTAGTTCAGGAAGCATTGGGTTTGACTACATCACCCTTGGTGTAGGAGGATTTGTAAAGGGAAAGCTTTACGAACTTATGGGCTGGGAGGGTACAGGTAAGAGCACAATATGTGGTCACCTTGCAGCTGAGTGCCAAAAGAAAGGAGGCACTGTATTATATATAGATGGAGAGCATGCATTAGATAAGGTGTATTTCCAGGCTCTTGGTGTAGACACCACCAAATTGCTTGTAGCTCAGCCTAGCTGTGGAGAAGAAGGTTTTAACATTGCTATGGAAATGATTAACACAGGGGACATAGACCTTGTTATTATAGACTCAGACTCATCGTTAATTCCAAAGAAGCAGCTTGATGGGGATGTGGGTGATAGCACTATTGGTTACAAGGCAAGACTTAACAGCAATGCCTATCCAAAGCTCAAAACTGCTCTGTCTAATAACAATGTTTGTGTCGTAGTTATCAGTCAGTATCGTGAAAAAATAGGCGTAATGTTTGGAAATCCCACCACAACACAGGGTGGACATGCCCTAAAATTCTATTCAGATGTTCGTATAGAGGTGAGTAGATCGTTAGCTAAAGAAGGTGATGAAGTGTATGGCAATCTCACTAAGGTGAAGGCTACAAAGAATAAAATGAGCCCTCCCTATAGACAAGCAAGCTTTGACATCATCTATGGACAAGGAATTGATAAGCTGGGAGAGGTTATGGAACTCATCAATGATTATGAGGTGGGTAGGAAATATGGTAAGACAATGACCTTTGATGGTGTCAAATATGACCTGGAAGAGTTTAAATCTATGCTTATGTACAACGAGGAGTTTTATGAAAGCATCAAGCAAACCATCCTTAACAAGATACAATCTGTTGATTCTGAACCAGTTGAGAATGAACAAGTGTAAAACGTGTGGTGGAAACTGTGATAAAGAATATTGTTTATAAATAAATTTGGTAGTTTTAAATATTTAACATATATTTGTAACAATGAATATATTAGAAAAATATACCAAGTTTAAGAAAGGTAATCTTTATAAAAAACCAGGAGTGTATGTAATAACCAATGTAATTAATAAAAAAATTTATGTTGGTGAAACTACTAATCTTGAAAGTAGATTAATTGAACATCTTAGAAGATTATTATCTAAAAGACATGTAAATGAGTATTTACAGAATGCTGTAAATTTATATGGTATTGATTCTTTTGAATTTGATATATTAGAATTTTGTGATTATAGTGATACAAAGAAAAGAGAACATTACTGGGTAACTCATTTACATGCTTTAGATAAAACAAAAGGGTACAATATAAAACCTACAGATCCTAATAAAGTTAACTTAATAAGTACAGAAACATCTAAAAAGATTTATGAAACCAAGAAAAGAAAAGCTG